CAAATAAAAGAAACGCGCAACACCCAAAAACGGGTGTAGCTCTCAACGAAGTTCGCAAGAACTCCGTGCAACCGGCACAGGTTGCGTAAAATACTGTGATATAGCTCACAGAAAGCGTAGCGGGGGTGGACAAACCCAAAAATAAAAGGAAAAGTCCTCCGCTGTGGAAAGAAATAGATTCACAGCAGTGGAGGTATGAAATTCTCCACGCGCTGTGACTTGAATTCCGCCGACAGGTTGTGTTCCCGACGTCCAGTCCAACTGGCGATGGGGGTAAAACCTTCCGCGAAAATAGAATGGGCATTCTATTTCATTAATGCCCGTAATGTGTGATAGGGACACATTAGACCCATTAATCCCGACAAGTGATCCATTTGCAATGGCCACTTGAGTTGAAGTACCGGGATCAACATTTGGGGAGACACTTGAATTGTCATAGTCATAAGGGACTGTACCATTCAAACGACAAATCGCAATGTGGTTTGTGGTATTACGTCCATCAATCATTGCCTTATATCGCATACCACCTCTCACACCTGCATAGCACATTGAAATCCAATTCCAAAGTGTCATAACGCAATAGTTAAAAGGTGTTCCACCGGCACTAACATCTACGGCACCATCCACTGGTCCATAGTAATAGGGGTAAAGCGATTGTTGGTAATCCATTTGACCTATGAAATTGAAGGTTGCACCAGTCACACTCAATGTGGGTAGAACCCGAAACAAGTTGTATCGTTTAAGCATCTGTCGAAAAGACAAGATACTCTCACCTGTGTAAACTTTGTTAATCAAACGGGTGTCACCCTGAACGGGATTTAACTGTTCTCCTTGAGTGTGCTCTGGAGCACTTGGTTCGGCCGTCGCATCTCCATCAGGAAACGATTCCAATGATTGCTTCTCCAATCGTGCGCCTGGGACAAAGGAATTTAATCCCGGAGTAAACCTAGAAAAATGGTCATCCGGGACAAATACTTCAAAATCATCTCCCATACTCACAAAAACATTAATAGGAATCGAACTCACCACATCAGAATTTGGTACTGTCAACTCATTCACAATGTATACTCCAATAACTCCATTTCCCTCCTCTTTCGAGGTGTATCTGGTAGTTGAAAACATTTGTGTAACTGAGTCGAAACCCGGCAAATGATGATCTAGCAGTGTAAAAGATTGTCCATTAGAAATTTCTATCGTGAAATCCTTAGAATCAGCAATATCGATGATGTGCACAAAATTTGTGTTATACTCGTTACTCTTGATATAATCAGGATCATACACGATTTTAATTCTTCCCCTGTGAAAAGAGGACGCAACAATCTGAAATCGAAATCTCATAGTACCGGTCCAATACTTAAAAGGAAGGGCAGCCATACACGAGGGTGTGAGATGGTATTCAGTATTGAAACCACTACCCTGAGAACCAAACATACAAGGATCAACTCTTGCATTCCACATGAAAGTTTCAGGTGGACCAGCCATAGGCCAAAAGAATTGAGTTAGAAAACATTCACGAGTTGCTATACTCGTGATAGTCATTTGATCTGTCCCGTCAAGTCCAACTAAACGGGGATCAACAGACAATTCCTGTTTCTGGTCTACCGACAATTTGCATGATTGATCACTTGCGTTAGTTAACGCTAAAGACCCTCCAGGTCTATTAACATAGGGATGGGCAGTAGTATCAATCGCAGGGCGCGAATAACCGAAAGCACTGGCAACATCTGCAACGGCTCCAGCCGCCATGGACGTAGCCATAGCGAAAGGAGCTATTTGAGATACAGACGATAATGCTCCAGCAGCTTTTGAAATAGCAGTGGCAGGACCCGAAATCTTGCCATTTGCTCTATCAGTCTCATCACCTGACTTACTCTGTGGAGCCAATGCACCAGGCTCAACACTAGTCAAACCAGACAATTCAACATCTTCAGCCCAGGCAAAAACTGAGATAGTGAGTACTTCAGTGGCTCCGTTTGCATGTTGCAACGGAGCTAAACTCCTGATGATAATCTCACCCATCTCTCTCCAATCTTGGCCCACGATGTCGAGGTAGTTAGCATACCAGAAAAATGGTAGCTCCATCTCACCTCCTTGCGACATACATGGATCTAAAAAGATCTTGGGCAACTGTGTCAAATTGATATCGTCCTGAAAGACCCCTACTCGATTTTGAGTCATCGTATCGTAAGAGGGGAGTGGTCTATAAGCGGCATATGCTCTTCCGAAAAAGAAAGCATTACCGTTGATGACAATCTTCAGCTTGAGTTTACAGCGCAACAACTTGTAATTAGTTATGCGATTTATCACTCTTAAATTCTCAAAATACAAAGACCACGGATCAAAACTATCATAAAGGCCCAAATTGGTACCCCATTCAGTCTGATAAATCTTGATTGGACGGCGAAAGAAATGTTCAAGGCTTGCATCTGTTGAATCTTGCAATCTCCTTGTCGGATCTACTTCGCTATGGATCCGAATGGAATTTTCCCCCAGTTGATCACTAAATCGCACATTCTGGTACGTTGAATCTGGGGACACTATTCCTTGTGTCATTGAATGCTGTGCACTTTGCACAGTCACCTTCGAGAACTCCTTCTCTAACCCTGTATCGCAGGGCTCACGATCAAAATTGTTATAAATAGAATATGTATCAAAATTAGTAGTCTACAAAATATAAAACTGTACAAAAAGACTAATATGTACAGAGTGGTTCTCTCCTAGGAACCACCCTCCGGTAAATACCGGTATCCCTTTTGTGGGACGGTTACTCACCACCAAGCGTTTCCTCTTCATCCAGAGAGGTAAATTCAAGGTCCGTAATCATGGTGGCGAGGGTCTGTTTGGTTTGCGATGCAGCGACCTCCGCATACTTTTGTTTGTTGAGGCGATCAATCATGTCGTGCTTTGCAGCCCAAGCATAGATCATCTCCTCATAAGTTCGATCTTTCAACTTCATGATATGATCGATCTTATGCTCTCTTGCGACTTCACAGGCTTTCACACGAAAATCTTCGTATTCAGCCTTTCCATAGTAGAGAGACTCACGCAAACCATTGTCCAGGGCATCTGCCATAATAACCTCGTCGGAGACGGCTGATTTTAACCCACTGAACATAGGTTTGGATCTGGACTCCTTGTCCAAGGCACCCATCATCAAATTCAAATCTGGGCACCACATGAACTTCCGTTTAAGATAGTCCATGTCTTTAACATCGATATACTCGACAAACTCAGCATCTTTGTCTGCCATAGTAATGTCGATGTCGTGAGATTTCAAGAAATCCCGAAAAGAAATCATGTTGTACTTTCCATATTGTTCCGCAACAGAACAAGCAGCATCGTCCCCGTAAGTAGATAAAGCAACGCACTCAGCAAAAGCTTTCGTCACACTCGGGTAAATGTGAAAGAATCCACAACGATGCAATAAAGAATTGCATATGGAGTTGATATACACCGTTAAGTTGTGTCCCGAAGGATTTGTGCCAATATGGCACACCAACTCTCCGTTGTACGCAACAGTGGAATTGCAGACATCAGTTGCAATCCCACGCATGATTTGAAGATCTCTGGCGGAATAGTTTCCGGTGTGCTCAGCAAGATCAATGAGCACACTAAAACCAGCATACATGAGCTGACAAGGCATACGAGTATCGTACTTCTTGTAATCGACAGCCATACATCTCTTTCCCTTAGAGGTAATGTGCTTGTACAACTGGTTCCAATCAGGGCCGTGAGGATTCACTCCCACAGCGCATTCAGAGACCAAAGGGTTGCACGACATAAATCGGCACAAGGGAAGATAATACTTCCGAATGAGCAATTGTAGTGCAATTGGTGCTGCTTGAAACACTCGAACCTTGTCCTTTGAGGTCTTTGTAGATTCATCCTTCAGAGTTGCCTTAAAGATGGGATAAGCTCGTTTTCCTTCAACATAGCATTGTTCCATCTTCTCTGCTTCTGTCCAAAACATTTCATCTAACTCATGGGCATGTTGGTAACCCTCAGCCTCAATAGGTTTCAAATACTTCTGCTTGGATCCAGTCAATGGAAATCCGATCGCTGTCTTTCCGACCAATCTGTCGAGAAAGCGCTTTCCGTCAATTCCATTAACAATTTCCAACCGGGACAAAGGTTTGATTTGCTCCTTCCAATAAGAACACCGGTCCATCAAAGATTGCAATGTCGATGTATAATCGTCATATGCTCTCTTCAACAACGAGGGCGGTACTCCCACTGAAGGTTTCAATGAAGATTCCAGATTCGTCTGCCATGGCCACCATGAACTCTTCCCATCAGGGCCTTTCATCTTCGGTGGTCCCCAAATATTGGGAATACCAAAAACACGCTCAACTGTGGGAGCCATGGGTAAGGTACGCACACTACTCTTGCTGTGTACAGCACCAGGACAAGTTCCAAAGACTCGAGCATTGAAATCCTTCACTCGTGGAATGGGTGAAGCACCTTTCAGCGTCTTGCTTTGATGGGTGGGTAATCCATATTGACTAGTGGGAAAATCTCCCATACTAGCAGAGGAAAAATTTGTCGGATGAGATGAAGTTACTTTCGAAATAGCTGCTTGAATCTCACGCAACAATGGTGTACCACCAACGCCCGCCTTCGAATCCGGCCATCCACCAAGATGGACACCGGCAATGAAAGGGAATTTCGTTTGCGAAATAGCAGGAGACATACACATTCCCTTGCGCGTATTGCTTTCAAGGGTATATGAGCCTCCCCAATACGTATCACCATCACAAAAGACACGCTGAGGAGCGTATAGCCCTCTGTGTTCAGTAATGCTGCCGTCGACATGGCGGCAAGGCATCGTGAAAGGTATTTCCGTTTTGAAACGAACTTCGGGAAATGCAGGAACAATATTCACAAAATCTCCACTGTTAGGCAGGTACACAACGCACAAATCATGATTTGGTATCTTGTACATGACAGATGTATCTACCAAGCTAGTAAACTCAGCATTGCGACACACTCCATCAATTGGCTTACGAATACACCGAACAGAAGATGTCTTCTCATTCACCAAATGGGCAGGAATAAGAAGATAGTTAGACTTCAACATTATACCATTACTCTCTTTGATGTCTCCATCACTATTAGTTATGACATAGAGCAAATTGTTGCGCATAATATTGCTCAACTCAGCATTGTTCGTCCATTTACTCTTCGGCAGGGCATCAAAATCTTCCTCATTATATGAGGGTTCCCAAAACTTGTCCTCGCCTTCCGCATCTCGTTCTTCAACTTCTTTCTCAGTGGGATCAGTTAGATTCGCATGGGCTTCAAATTCCACAGCGCTATCGAAGCGTTTGTAAAGTTTATATAGACCATAAATACCTGCTAGCACTGCAAAAGTGCGGACAGTGTACTTGAAATAATCTTCTCGAACCTTCTTGATGAAAACTGGCATCATGTTCCTATCATTTTGGATTGAAATCATGATATCTTCTTCAAAATCCCACCGATAGCGTAAAGCCTGGTAAGTCATGAGGACGCCACACACTCCATAGACAACGCCATCTAGACGCCATCCAAGATTGTAGGCAATGACACCACCACAAGCAATAGCCTGGCCCAATTGCATCACCAGATTGCACACACGAATCGTATTCATACAATCTCGACGACTACGAATTGCATACTTTCTAAACCTTTTGTCTTTCACGACAGAATCAGGTAAGTATGAAGTCCATTTAAGCCATGGATTTTCATCAACGCTTTTCATAAAGTCATAGCACTGAGACATAGTGAGTTCTTCCATCAAACCCACTAAAGGGAAAACGGAAGCAGCCCAATCAATCAAATAGCGATAAAAATCGCGTTCGAGTTTGAGCCACTTCTTCCCATGGGTTATCAGCGACATAAAGTCAACCTTCTGCCACCAATTGTCAATATTTGTATAGAACCTCTTCCACCCTTTCTCAAGACTTTGCTTTTCGACACCATCGAATTTCTTCTTCAGGCATGGTTGACAATACTCGAGATTGAGTGGTTGCTCTTCTTCACAAGAACACTCATGTTCCGTAACAAAACATCCAGTACATGTGACATCACACTCACATTCATCAAGGGACAAATCACAAGTAGCACATTGCTTCTCACAAGGAGGACATTTGCACTCATGCTGATAGAGGCGGCATTTCCCACAGAAAACATCATCGTCGTCATCGTCGTCTTCTTCAGCGACAGTTTCGACAACAGGTTTCTTGAGTCTTGGCATACCACAAAGACACTCATCTGTCCTATCTCCGCACGTTTTGCACGGTTTTGGATCAGCGCAAATGCACAATTCAGTAGGTAAACGACACTTCTCGCAAAGTGTAAGCCGATCACCAACATCTTTAGTACATGTTGTCACGAATGATTGTCCTGCGAAATGTTTAGCAGACTCTGTCACCAAGAATGGAAGAAGACGTTTTAGATCAACTCTGACTAGAGGTCCAAATTCATCACTATATGGAACCCATTCAAAATCGTCAGGGATGTGAAACATATCCTCAGTCTCTCCCTTCACCTCTTCCTTAACAGGAGGATTGCGCTGAGAGAGCATTCTGGAATTGCGCTGAGTAGGAGGAGCAGCCATTTTCTTTCCGGGGATAATTCGCACATAATACATGGAAATCAACCAAATGTCGTGAATGACATCGGGTTTATCCTTGTAATAAGCTTCAACTTTCGCAGTATCCAGCTCGTGAGAACCATCCTTTCGGAATTCAGGTTTTACTTCAATTCGAAAGTGCCACTTGGGACGACGCACTATGGATGCGGGTTCATTTGAAAACTCCCGCGCTCCTAAATCGCGCGTATTTGTCGTAATGGAAATGATCTTTGGTTCAATAACTGTCTTGCCTTTTCTTTCTAGATCAGGCATTTCGGCATAGCATCGAACATTATTACAAAAGTCAATGATCTTCTGAGCTGGATTCACATCAGTCTTGGTGGACTTACTGTTATTCCAATCATCCAATTTCATTGCTGTCATATAAGATCTCCAATTGGTTTCATGTTTCGAATTTGGATTCAAGGTGGTTATGTACTCATCTGTACATGGGAACCCATTGACCTTCAAAATGTAAGGTACAATAAAATCAACCCATGTTGACTTTCCAACACCAGAACGCCCAAACGAACTCATCATGAGTGGAGCCTCACGGCTACCACCCTCCATACGTTTTTGCGTAAACTCGGCAAATTCCTTTTTGATGTAAACAACTCGATCAGTAACTAGTTTTTTCTCAAATCCACCCGGTAAAGTGGCAATGAGTTGTGTGCCTGTATTGATAAATTTGTTCACTCTCAGTTCAAACTCTTCATTCGATGTATCCATCTTGATCAAATTTCCTGCTATCGCAGCAGAGAACAGACCTGTCAAATGGATATATTCCTCATCAAATTTGAGAACTTCCTGATTTCCAAAAAGCAACGGTTTGATAGATCCTGTCTTGATAGCATAATACCCTCCCTCGGCAAAGAACGCAATCGTGGAAACTATAACGTCAACAAAGTTTGTTGCAGTCATGTTCACATTCACGTGTCTTGCAAAAAGGCGAATACCAGCCAATTCGAAATCAACGTTGCTGGAAGATAAAATCCCCATAGCAACGAACATACCTAAAAGCTCAGACAATTTTCCGAAAGCCGGGTTGTTCAACATCTTCTTCCAATCTGAATTAACGGATTTTAGAGTTTGTAACCATTCCGGTTCCTCGGAGACGCCTTGCTTTTGACATGTGATCTCTGAAATCAACGTAGTTGCTTTCATCAAAACAGATCCTGTATAGAATCTTTGGGCATATAAAGTCAATGCCCCTCCTACACCTTTCATGTTGGCACAATTCACAATGACTAATCCTAATGTCGCCAAACCTTCTACGAAGGCCATAGCTTCATCCATCTGTGCATTGAGAACTCGTTGTTTCACATAAGAGGTGAATCCTTGGTGTTCATAAATGGGATAACCATGTTGTTTAAGATCTCTACGAAAATCTGCCAATTTGGTAGACCATGGAGATGTAGGCTTAACATGATAATTCCCATTCGGGTTTTGGTATTTGTTGCCGTCACGACTCTGTCGTTCGACACATTCAAACACAACCCTTAGTTTGCGGCAGCAAGTGCGCTTGGATGCAAATTTGCGATCCTTGCGTGCTTGCGGCAGTCCAAAAGTCCGAACATAAGTGCGGAAGTCTTTTAAAATAACTTCCCACTTCGTCATAGTTCGAATCTTCTTATTCCGACGTCTCGCGGAATGTCGCCTTGAACTGCGCCGTCTTGAATTTCTATTCAGACGTTTACCCCTCAGCGGGTATCTGCGGTAAATTTCTCTCGAAACGAGAGCAATTCCCGCACCAATCATCGCACAACCTGCCACGGTTGCAAAATGCCCTGTGCTATTCGTGAATACACTATAAGAACTTTTCATTTTGGTTGTTTGGGCAGTGGGGGGAGCTTGTTACGAGCAAGCGACTCGGTGGGTTGATTCAATATCATCATGCCCCTCACATGGCATGAGATGACGTTATCACGCACAGGATAGCAGCGTGGAAACAGACTACGCTCTTTTGGCTGTATATAATACTTGTTATAGCTTTCGCCGTCTGCAGAGGTATATATATACGAGGTTAAATCGTCTTCGTTTCCGGACTCGCCTAGCACAGCGACCGGTGAATATCCCCGTCTCGCGGACTTATTATAGCTACTCATTAAAATGAGCAAAGAGATAGCAATAGGTGCATCTAAGACACCAGCTTACTACAAAAGAATGTGATCATTGCTTAAGGAGTGGACTTACTAGTCGCCACATCCACAAATAACACACCCTTGCCCTTTAGGTCAATCATTTTACACTCACAGTGTAGTGACATAATGATATTGAAGGAAGTGAATGTGCTCGCTTACGCAAGCATAAATCGGAAAACCTCAAATGTTGTGGTGAAAACCCGTAACATTATAAAGAGGCTACACCCGACCGTTAAATCGGGGAAGCGACATTCACAGTTTGGTTGTGGAGAACACAGCATGGAAATATGCTGCGTTCAATCCCTAGGAAATACCTTGCCAAGGTAACTAGGACACAGAGTAACACTTTCACTCAGAAAGTGCGTACTGTCGTTTTGCTATTTATTACAGAGAAATGTTCAAATAACATTTCTCATGTAGAACGGCAGTTAAGTCTGTACATCTTGCTGGCATGAATAAATCATGCCAGAATGTATGAGTACTTAACTCTTCATCAAAAATGATGGGGGTGAAATAGATATAATATTGATCCTCAACGATCGAACGATAAACAGGCAGAGCGAAATGCCTGCTTACCGAACAATCGTTAAGGAGCTTCACTCCATCGTGCTTATCAAACACTCAAGAGAACGCCCGTACAGCAAATGCTG